CGTCCTCGCTTAAAAGTACTTGCAATTTTTTAGTTAATTTATCTTTAGACATGTAGATTATGTTGATATTATATTATATATTTAAATCAAAAAATAAGGATGGGATTTTAAGCGTCCCATCCTTTTGGTGTTGTTATGCTAATACTTCTTTCCAAGTATCACATCTCCAGATAACTTCTAAAGATTCTGGTTCTGCGTTATCGTAAGCTAATTCAGCTGTAAATCCTAAAGCACTTGTGATAAAACAATCTTCTAAAGTTACTGTTCTATAAATATCTCCAGCTCTATTGAACTGAACGATAACGATAGTACCTACGTAATCTTTTTTAAGACCCATAACGCCGGTTTGAGGATCAAACTGTTTGTTATACCATTGTCTCATTGTTTTATACAAATATGCTTGGTTAGCATTATTTAAGTTTAATGAAAAATTAACGGTTACATCTACTGAAGTTTCACTAGGCATACCAGCGAAAGATCTTGTAGAGAACTTAAATTTTTGTGCAACCGCTTCAATTCCTTTGTATAATTCCAATCCTGAGATAGAGTTAACGTGTTGAATTAATAAAGGAGCATCTGCTACTCCAGTCGGAGGCAATACAGTAACTTCGAATAAATTCTTTTGTACTGGTTCATATTGTTGACCTTTCTTTGCAGTCTGGTCTTGCGAATAGTGTGGTAAAGCCATTTTACTTTATATTATTTTTATCTTATGTTTTATATATCAATTAAGAAAAGTTTCCAGTTTTGATTTCTCCTGTGTTTAGGATTGTAGTTCTGTGAACAACAACTTCTAAACCTTTAACCGGTTCAACAAAAGTATCAATAATACCCATATTATGGTCGATAACGTCATCGGTGTTATTCGTTTGATCCATAATATTTTGGAAATCGTAAATACCTGTGTCAGCTTTTACAGATTGCATAAATGCGTCTGCTAAAGTTTTGATTTCTAATCTTGTTTGTGCTGTATTAAATTCAAATACGTAGTTTTTAAGGATGTTAGCCATACCGTCTTGGATATAGATTAACACCTCTCTTACGTGAGCTGAAGATAATGCAGATTTAACTGATTGTTGAGCTGTTTTATTACCTAAGATAGTTAATCCTGCGCCTCTTTGGAAGACGATTGGGTTAATACCGAATGGTTCTAAAATATCTCTATCAGCTTTGTCAAACGCGTATTCTACGCCTACTACATTAGCTCCTGATACAACACCTCTTCTAGGTCCTGCAACGATTGACCAAGGTAAAGCGTTGAAATATTTGTCAATAAAGTTATTAGATACGTAAGCTGCTGGTGGAACAATAGTGTCTTTACCATTTTCTCTTACTAATAAACCTGGTCCATAATAAAATGCGTAATTAGCTCCATCGTTGATAGAAGGTAAAGCATATAATGAACTTGGATTTTTATCTAAGTTACCACCGTCTTTAATGTAAGCAACGTTAAATTCATTGTTGGCATTTTTGAACGATGGATCAGTTGATTTTTTGAAATCTGAAACAGTAGGCGCATTTAAGATAGCTGCTGCGTTTTGTCTTTCGTGTGCTAGGAATGCTAATTCTTTCTTATTTAAGATAGAACCATCTTCGTAAGAAGCGAAAGTATCTACGATGTATCTAAAATCAATAACGTCTTTGTCAACTAAAGCTGCGAATAAACCAGTTCCTGTTAATTGAGATAAAACTCCAGAAATTGTTTTGTTAGCAACTGCTGCCTTTTCTAAAACTAATGGTTTGTAAGAAACCGTAGCTTCTTCGAATGATGCGTTATAGAATCCTGACCATGTAGTTGCAACTGGTTGGCTACAAGTTACTGTCCATACATTTCCTGATCTTTGTACTCTTTGTACTTTAGCTAATCTATTAGTTGCTAATGCATCAACATAATGTCCTTTTTTAATAGGAAATGCATCTACTTCAGCAGGAACTGCGAACGTCATTGTAAATGTAGATGCATTGTTTGCGTAAACATCACCATCATAAGCAATAGCTTTAGGGTTAATTGAATTGTCAACAACATAAGATAATACTTCATAATCTAAAGTTTCATCATAGATGTGACCAACTAAATCAACTTTAGTTCCATTCTCATCAGTTACTAAATCTTCGTTAACTGCACAGAATAAACCAGTTCTTCTAGCTTCTTGGTTAATACCAGCTTCAATGTATAAGTTTCTTCCTTCTAAATCTTTAAAGTTTGGAATTAATGATCCAGTATATTGCGCTAATAATGTAACTTGTCTTAAAGCAGAAAATTCATTTAATTTTCCTTTGATTAAACCGTTTGCATCAAAAAATGCGCCGTAGATTGGATCTGTGTCCATATCCGCTGGGTTAAATTTACCTTTGAAAACGAATACATCTACCATGAAATCTGAAACTAAATCGAAATCATTTAAGAATGCAGGAACATTACCTTCACCATACCATTCTCTTGCAGAAATTTCAAACTCTGTAACGTCTTGCGCTTTTCTTACGATAACTGTGATAGGTTCTTGTTTAATGTTAATAAAGTTTAAAACTCTATCTTCGTCTAAGTTTCCAATAGTGTCTAAAACTGCTTTATCTTCTGGGAACCAGAATTTATCAATGTTAAAATAACTAGCTAATTCGTTAGCTCCATCTAATGCTGAAATAGAATCAACAGAACCATTAGTTACTGGAGATTGGAAAGCAATAGTGTCATTTTCATCAATATTTGCGATATTTAAAGCCAAAATTGGACCTCTGCCTAAAGCAGCTAATGCTGATCTGTGGAAGAACATACCCAATTTTTCTAAATTCGTGTCAATTGAACCGAAAATAGCATTAAATTCTTCAGCTGTTTGTACAAAAACTGGAGTGTTGTAAGGACCTTTTTTAGAATGTCCAACTACTAATCTGATTGTTTGAACGTTGTTAGTTGTTGTTTGAGACTTGTCAAATTCAAGTCTGTAAACACCAGAACTTTTAAAGTTCAATAATTGAGGACTAAGTGCCATAATTTTATAAGTATTTTTTTATCTTTAGACTATATATCAATGTAATATTTGCAATTTATTATTTTAATAAGTCATAAATATCATATTGTAAATCACCCTGTGAATCTGTATCTTTAAACAGCGTTTGTTCCATGTAATCGTGTAAATTTTCGTCAATTGTGTCTAATAATTCTTCGACAAAATCTGCATAATCTGTAGTTCCATAGAATTCTGTGGCGTTAATGGCTGTCATAATAGCATCATCGTGACCCATTTGAGCTCCATAACTACCATTTTTTAAAGTTCCAAAAAGAGAAGCTTCGTTAACAGTATCAATATCGTTAATAAAAATTCTATTAGCTTCTATTAATTTTTTAAAGTTTTGACAAAAAACAGCTTTATTATCTGCTTTTAATCTTAAACCTGCTTTTAATGTTTTAGAATCATGACGGTGTTTAAATCTTAAGACCATCTCATCTTCAAATTCATTTCTTTGAGGAAATACTGTTTGTAAATATTGTAACAAGATACTTCCATATGTGTTAAATTCAATAACCATCTTAACGTTTTCTGGATTAAAGACTTCACATGCTAATGTATATAAAATCTTAGCAAAATCTTCAATAACGTGCTCGTTTGATTTAAATATTGCAACTTGATTGATTCTAAAGAAGTCATACATTGCTCCAGGGTTTGCAATTTTATCTATGTGCTTTTTGCTCATAGGTTCTACTTCAAAAACATTAATAATAGAATAGTCACCTCCATTACCTTCTGCAATATCTACAGAAAACAACCAACGCTTATCTTCTAAAACAGTCGTATCTAGATCAAAATCTGGATTCCACATCAAATAACCATTTGTATCAATGTGTATATTTTCAAAATCTTCTAATTCGTGATGAATAAATTTCTTTGCCTTTTTTCTCATAGTTGCCATCGAACCTGGCGATAATAACAGCGTGGATGATGAAACGAATTCATTTCCGTACTGTCTATTAAATGCATGATCAGAACCTAAGTTTTTAAGTTCTCTTTGATACCACGCATCATCTCTATCAGGGTGTTGCCACCAGTCAATTCTTAATGGTGTATATGCGTTGTCACCTTTTTCTGCAGCTGACCAAATTTCATAGAACTTATTAAATCCATTTGGTGTAGAAGTAATATTGATCCTTGAAATTTTAGAAGCTGATAAAGTAGGGTAAACGTTTTCATAGAATGAATCCACAATATTAGATTGAACGTGGGCAAACTCATCCAAATATAAGTTATGGATAGTAAAACCAATACCCGCTTTAGCTGTGGTAGCTTGACCAACTAAACGACAACCATTATCAGCTCTAACGTTCATTACGTCATATTTGATAATTCCAGGTTTCATATAAAATGGAACGTGTTCTATTACAACTTTAGCTTTATCAATAATTTCTTTAGTTGAGTCTGCCTTATTGGCTAAAAGTAATGTGTTTTTATCGTAATTGAAAATAATGTACCAAGCATTAAAAATAGAAGCTGTAACTGTTTTACCCATTTGGCGAGATGCCAATACGATATTAAATCTATTATCCTGTAGATTACGTAACATAACCTTTTGATATTCTCTAAGTTTTACCTTTTGAATACCGTCATCGGTCATTACCACTGCGTATTTCTCAGCAAAATAAACAATGTCTTTGGCACACTTAGCTATTTCTTGGATTTCAGCGTCAGTATATTCAAAAACAATGTTACCCTTTTTAAGATGTTGTTTACCTTCATAAAAAGGTGAACTAACATTTGGCTTATAACCTTTATCTAATGCTAAGACGTAGTCATTAACATTTTTTGTGGACCATACTAATTTTGCAGTTTGAACATCAGCTGATTCATTAGGGATCCATTTATTATCGCTTACATTTTCTGCCATATTAATCTTGTGTTATTATACCGAAAACCGTACCGCCTTGTTGTATAAATTTGATTGATTTTCCAAGTCTTTTAACAGATTTTTCTAGAAAAATTCTATATAATCTATCTCGTCCTGTACCTTTATCTACTCCATTTTCTTTGGGTTCGTATCTTATACCGCGAATGCTTTCGTTATTATTTAAAATATTTTCTACAACGTCAATGATAGTCGCCATTACACTAAACATTTCTCCTCTATTGGTTTCGTCATATTCTCCGTTTGCTGTAAAATCAACATCTAAGAATGAATTTATATTTATAACAGTTAGCGTATATTCTAATTTTGACTCTGTTTTAAATTTAGCATAAAGTCTTTTATTAAACTCAGACATGTCATTAAATTTACCAGTAATCTTATATTTATATTTTTTAGAAGATGAATCTCCTATTTCAAATAAAAATTGTTCGAATAATTTTACATGCTTCATATTAATCTTCTGTTATTTCAGTATCTTCAATGTCTATTGTCTCTGCGTCTTCCGTCATACCTTCACTTTGTCTAATAAGACGCATAAGATCTTTTGTACCTCTTTGTACGTTTCCGTTTTCTATAGAACCACCTGAAGCTTGAATTTCTGTTTTATCTACATTTTTTCTATACATTTCAATATCTCTAGCAATACGCTTAGTAGATTCTTCAGTTGCCATCAAATACATCGTCTGTGATTTAATAACGTCTAGCATAGATTTTTGTAATGTTGCTAAAACTTCAAACATTCTAGGTGCCATTTCACCGTCTTCTATAGTTTCTAATAAAATAGTAAGTGCTCTTTCACCTGCTTGTAGTTGATAAACTAATGAGCTCATTGTCATTTCGTCCATTTTCTTTTTAGCCATGACATATTCATCTTTGGTGATGATGTCTTCTTCTAAATAGAATTTCATTAAAGCTGTTATAGTTTTTTCTGCTTGTTTATTAGCAGCACCTTTCATTTCAGTAAAACTAACATTAGGTCTAATTCTAGCAGGAGGTAAAACCGGGTCTTGATCTACAACATCTGTTATAGAATCATCGGTACCTATCAATTCGTCTAATTCTCTACGTATATCATCAGCCTGTTCGCTGATGCTTCTTTTCTTTTCTTCTGACATAATATTATATTATTTACTAGATATGTATCTAATTTATCTAGCGTTCTTGAATTTCTGGAAGCCAATTGAAGGAATAGCGTTATCAATAATAAGAGCCAATTGATTATCTCTAACAACATATTGATTTAATACATTATGATGTTGTTCTAATTCTATTGGTTTTTCGAACATTCTAATATTAGTTATGTGTAATTTTGCACCGTTTAAATGATAATAAGTGTCAGAATTCCACATCATGGCATTATTTAATTCTTTAGTTTCATGGAAAGCTGGAATTAAATCATTATTTTGTAATTGTGGAAGTCCTTCATTGCTATTTGCATCTAATGCATAAACATGAAGTGATAATTGTCTGTAAGTATTACTTGCATTTAAAATAAATGCATACCATTTATCTTTTGCAAAAATCATATTATGCGCATAAGTATACGCAATGCCATTGATGATAACAGTAAACGCAAAAGGACTTACCAATAATCTAAATCCATTAGACACTGCATAATCACCAAAAATAAAATAGTCTTCAGTATTATTTGCAGTTTCAAACTGTGGTGAAATCCATGCTGTTAAAGCAAAATCATCAGTTGCTTTTAAATTACTTTTCTTAACGTATTCCAAAGCAACATTTGTTTTATCAACTTGGGTTAGATCATAATAGTTTTTAGAAACTACAGTCCATCTATTTTTTAGATCATAGTCAACAATCTTAATGTCTTTAGATTGGAATTGTCTAATACCATCTCTATATGAAGTAGAAACTGTTTGATATTGTTCTGGTTTTACAACTTGTTCTTGTACATCTTTAATTTCTGCACCAAAAACCTCATCTATTCCAGTAACTATCATATCTGTTAATTCTGTAAATCTGTCTGTTTCAACAGCGCTAGAAGTACTATATTTTGTTAATTTAAGTTTCCAATAAGATATAGCTGCGTTAAAACGATCACCTAAAGAAACCGAGCTTACTGTGTACATCTTATTGATAATAGGAATAAACATATAGTCTTTATTTCTAGGTTGCTTACCGTATCCGAATGCTTCTTCAAATTCTTTTTTAACTATATGAATTTCAAATTCTTCAAAATCCATTCCAAACATATCGTATGAAATTGAAGACTCTTGTGGAAATTCATTATCTGGTACTAAAATTTTAACGTTCTGTTCATCTACAACATGAAATAAAGAATATTCCATCAAAATAACATCCTTAGATCTTTGATCTGGTTCAGTTCTAAAATATTTAACTTGGTGACCAAAGATGTCTGACACCATATTAGATAATTGTAAATAAACTTGTTGAGATTTACCTAAATTATATGGTTGAAATTGATTAGTATCATCGCAGTTAACTCTAATGTTAGCACATCCATTATATAAATAAGGATCTAAACAGTCTGTACAAAACTGAGGGCATGATTCTATGATACCATTATCTCTTTGTAAAGTATATGTGATTGATAATATAGTTAGAGAATTAGCTGGCAAAAGTGCAGCAACTTCACATTTTACATCTAAATATAATGGCTTTCTTGGATCAAATTGCAAATATAGCAGATCTCCAAAGTTTAAATCTTTTGTTAAAGGTCTAAATTCTGAATAAACTCCACCTCCTTGGTTTTGAGAAAATCTGTATTCGTAATCAAAATAAGAATATTGATTAGGTTCTTTATAGAAAACTACATTTGATGCCGTAATAGGTGAAGGATCAGCTAAAATCATGTGATTAGCATCAACGACTGAATCTATAGTTAGAATATTATTACCAACTATTATTTTGTCACCTGTTTGATAGCCTAAAAAATTAGTTTGTGAACCATATACATCAATAGAATCTACATCTAAAGATATTCTACCAACCGTATTTAAATCAGAAAGTCCTACTAAAATATTCCAATCTAATACTTTTTCTACGTCGGTATATGGATCTTTAATAGAAGCTATTAAAAAATCACCGTATTCATTTGCTGTATATCCTTTAACCATTTGTATTATCTATTTTAATTTCATCTTGCGGCTTGTAAACTTCGCCCGCAATCCAAGAGGCAACAAATCCAGTTAATGATATGAAATAAACTGA